CCTTGTAAACGTAAGGTATGGTTAAGAGTAAATGATGCGGAAGGTTCTATACCACCTAAAGGCTCTGAGCTACTCAAGTTCTTCTTTGGAGACTTTGTTGAAGCTCTGTTGCTTAATCTGGCTGAGTCTGCTGGTCACACAGTTTTAGGTAAACAAGACACTCTGGTCATCAATGGTGTTCAAGGACACAGAGATGCTGTGATTGACGGTATGACCGTTGATGTTAAGTCAGCATCTCCTGTCTCTTATCGTAAGTTCAAGATGAATGAGCTTAGAGACAGTGATCCCTTTGGTTACATATCTCAGCTATCTTCGTATGTCTACGCTGCCAAGGATGACCCACTGGTTACGGACAAGACCAGAGGAGCCTTCCTTGTAATCAACAAAGTGACAGGCGAACTACACCTGGATATCCATGACTTCAGTACCGATCTTATCGGTAAGGAATCTGAGATAGAAGCAGTGAAGTCTATGGTTAAGTCATCGGACCCTCCACCTAGGCTCGAACCTGTTCCTCAGTACAAAGATAGTAGTAACTTGAAACTGTGTTCTAACTGCCACTACTGTGAGTTCAAACGTAAGTGCTGGCCTAACCTTCGAACTTTCTTGTACGCTAAAGGTGTAGAACATTTAGTCCATGTCGAACAAGAACCAAGGGCAAGAGAACTTCCGTACTACAGTGATGTCTAATAGAATTAGAGGGACAACCAAAGAGAAGTACAAAAAGTATAGGTCAGGTCTTGAGTCTGACAACGCAAGGTACCTTGAACACAAGAAAGTTCAGTTTGAATACGAGAAGTTCAGAGTACCTTGGGTTGTAACTCATACTTATCTACCAGACTTCGTACTTCCCAATGGAATAGTAGTAGAAACTAAGGGGAGGTTCGTGTCAGCAGACAGAAGAAAACATATAGAAGTAAGAAAACAACATCCTGATCTAGACATCAGATTTGTATTTTCAAACAGCAAAAGTAAACTGTACAAAGGCAGCAAGACCACCTACGCAGACTGGTGCCACAAGAATAACTTCAAGTTTTCAGATAAAAGGATACCACATGAGTGGCTAAAGGAGAAACCGAATGATAGTAGCCTTTCTGCATTGGGTAGTATCAGGTCCAACAAGAGAAAACCTAAGTGAACCTTGGCATTTGGTGTGCCTAGTTGAACAGTCCGGTAAAGTAGAAACTGTAAAACTATTCTATGAAAGCTACCACGAAGCACAGCATGTTGTGGAACACTTCAAAGTTTCTATTGAACCCATCCCTCTCTTTATAGACAACGATGTTGACGAAGAGGGCGACGAAGAAGATGTATGATTTAGAAACTTTATCAAGACTTTTGGCGTACAGCTACGGTCTACAACTAATTGTAGAACAAAATGATATCGACGAAGCCCTTGTCATAGGTATTCTTATTGACAAGGGTCTTGTTGACATTGAAGAATACCTCCCTATAACTGACACTCAACTTCACAAAATTGACGACTAATAGGAGAACTAACAAGATGGTATGGAAATCTAATCTTAACCCCATGTTTCGCTCTAAGTTCAGCGAAGATATTTTTAATCATAAGTACCGTCACGAAGGTGCCGAAACTTGGCCTGCTCTAGCTAAGACACTTGTTGAAGATGTCTGCGAGGATAGGCTAACTAAAGAAGAGAAGTCTCAACTCAGGAAATATATTGAAGATATGAAGTTTATTCCTGGTGGTAGGTATCTCTACTACGCAGGACGTAGCAATAAGTTCTTCAACAACTGCTTTCTTCTCAAGGCTGAAGAAGATAGTAGAGAGGATTGGGCTAACCTATCTTGGAAAGCTGAGTCCTGTCTGATGACAGGTGGTGGTATTGGTGTAGACTACAGTGTCTATCGCCACGAAGGTGCGCCAATTCAAAGAACAGGTGGTCAAGCATCTGGTCCTATTCCTAAGATGCAGATGATTAACGAAATCGGACGCAGAGTTATGCAAGGTGGATCACGTAGGTCTGCTATCTACGCATCACTTAACTGGAAACACGGGGACATCTGGAAGTTTCTTGAAGCTAAAGATTGGCAGAACATGCCAGTTGGAAAGTCTGGTTTGTCTCTTTGGGATGTAAAGCAAGACGACTTCAACTTTCCTGCACCTATGGACATGACTAACATCAGTGTCAACTATGATACTGAGTGGTTGCTTAACTACTACAAGACTGGAGACGTTGGCTCTGTATTCAGAAAGAACGTAGCTCAGGCTATGAAGTCTGCTGAACCAGGGTTTTCTTTTAACTTCTTTGATAAAGAGAGAGAGACACTACGTAATGCCTGCACAGAAGTAACATCAGAAGATGATAGCGATGTCTGCAACCTAGGTTCTCTTAACTTTGGTCGTATCTTCGACATCAAAGAACTTGCATCAGTTGTTGAGCTTGGTGTTAAGTTCCTCATTTGTGGTACACTGAAGGCTCACCTTCCCTATGAAAAGATTTATGAGGTACGTCAGAAGAACAGACGCCTTGGCTTAGGTTTCATGGGTGTGCATGAGTGGTTGATTAAGAAAGGATACAAGTATGAAGTCACAGAAGAGCTACACCAATGGCTCGACGTGTACAGAGGAGTCTCTGACAATGTTAGTGCATCTTTCGCAGATGAACTCGGAGTTAGTAGACCTGTCGCCAACAGAGCAATCGCTCCAACTGGTTCTATTGGCATTCTCGCAGGAACGAGCACTGGGGTTGAACCTATCTTTGCAGTAGCCTACAAACGCAGGTATCTGAAAGGCACAAACCGTTGGGTCTACCAGTATGTTGTGGACTCTGCTGCTCAAGAGTTGATTGATATCTACGGTGTTGACCCAAACAAAGTGGAATCAGCTTTGGATCTTGCCGACGATTACGAACGACGCATTAAGTTTCAAGCTGACGTTCAAGACTACGTCGATATGTCTATTTCATCCACTATCAATCTTCCTGCTTGGGGTTCTAAGTTGAACAACATCGACACAGTACCTGACTTCTGCAACACACTCGCTAAGTATGCGTCAAGATTACGCGGCTTTACCTGCTACCCAGACGGATCAAGAGGTGGACAACCTCTCACCTCTGTGTCATATAAGGAAGCAGTAGAGAAACTCGGTGAAGAATTCGAGGAGCACGTTGAAACCCATGATATCTGTGACATATCAAACTCCGGTGGGGTATGTGGAGTTTGATGAAGTGTGGACCCATGATTTGGAGGAAGAAATGTTTAGCGATGAAGTGAACAAACCTGCCCACTACAACACGGGTAGCATTGAGTGTATCGAGTACCTTGAAGACAATCTCTCAAGCGAGAGGTTCAGAGGGTATCTCGAAGGCAACACTAAGAAATACCTACACCGATTCAGGCACAAGGGTAAAACAAAGCAAGACCTTCAGAAGGCACAATGGTATCTTGACAGGCTCATTGAGGCAGAAGATAGTCCAGACACTTATGTAAAACCAAATGAGGAAGGAGACCAGTATGTCATTGATTACCTTCTGGCTGACTTACGAAGTATGCGTAAAACAAACGCAGCAGATGAAGAATCAAGAAAAGTAGAAGAAGCTCTGGTGACTATCCTAAAAGACTGGTACATGACAGAGGAGCAGTTTAATGCCGAAAACGTATAGCACGCATGTTGTCATTCCAGGTGTACATGAAGCCTTCCTTGAGGTAAACGATACTGAAGTCAGAGCAGTATTCACCTACAAAGGGGAAGTCTACAACACACAAAATATGTCCAACCGTACTCTTGAAGCAGCAAAAGAATACATGGACAACTGGGCTGAGTTTTCTAAAGGTCTTCTACCAAATAAATTCGGGTGGTCCAAATGAAACTTGCAGTGTTCTACAACGGCAGCAATGGTCGTAAGTCTGAAGTCTACAGAGGAGAGAATGGGTTCTCTGTCGTGTTCTACGAACATGGAGTGAAGATTAAAGAAGAAAGTTATCTAGACAAGAGCGAAAACTACCACAGAGATAGTGCTGAGAATTGGGTTCTCGGAATTAACACTCTCAATACAAACGAATAAGCTTCCGTAGCTCAGCGGATAGAGCAACAGACTTCTAATCTGTGGGTCGTAGGTTCAAGTCCTACCGGGAGCCCCAAGTACCATAACTGATGAGGTTATCCAGAAAATGAACGAAGTAAAGTTAGCTGGTCTTCACATGTCTTTCCTTGTTCCTAACCAGCCGGCGACTTTAGAAGATGCTATTGCGTACTACGCTAGAGTGTCTAATCCAACATCCCAGATGAACAATCTAAGAGGGTACCAGCTTGTACAATACCTCATTAGAAACAAACACTGGTCCCCTTTTGAAATGTGCAATGTCACTCTTGAGGTAACTACAAGCAGAGATATCGCAAGGCAGCTTCTCAGGCACAGAACTTTTTACTTCCAGGAGTTCTCTCAGAGGTATAGTGCTACAGAAACAACATCAGGAACTCGTGAGTGTAGACTACAAGACCACACCAACCGACAGAACTCTCTACCCAATGAAGACAAGGAGCTTAAAGACTGGTGGGTTGAAAAACAAAGATCAGTTATGGGTAGTGCCTTCGAAATCTACGACCAAGCTCTGAAGAAAGGGATAGCTAAAGAACAAGCTAGAG